GCAGAGTTGCATTAATTACACCTTAAGGTTTCGAGGGCTACGTTGTAGAGGTTGACGCAGGTGTTGAATTTGCGGATGGCGGCATCGCCCTCTGCAGTAAGGGCGATAAGATCTTTAGAAGTCTCTCCGTCAAGTTCGGCTGTAGCGGTTCCGAGGTCAGCTCCGCTGGTAGCGGTGGCATCTGTGGAGGCGTGTAAGGCGCACTCGGAGGCTTTGACAGCAACCCGCAACTTGAGAGCGCCAGAGTCAATATCAGCATTGTGCTTTTGCTGTAAAAGTTTTGCATTTTGATTTGCTTTCTGAAGTTGAGTTGCTTGAGCATTCACGGCGGCAGTCAGTGCTTGTTCTTTTTGTCTAGCATCGGAATTCAGCTTGGCTATTCCCAATTGTTGCCGACTAACTTCATCTTGTCCACCTTTGTAATACCCGCCACCAAAGGCGCTGAAGATGGCCAAAACTATGCCAAGCAGGACGTAAGGATTAAACAGACTCATGGTGTTTCCACTTTGACGCTAGGCGCATCAACGCTTAATGGTCTTACAGGAACTTGTGGGCTAGGCGGCGGTTTCACAGGCGTGGCAGACGCATTGCTACCATGTCCAACCGCCATCAGTGTGCCGATAATTGAAATCATGCTAGTCAGCACGGTTTTAAGGATTTCAAACAACACCGCGTCATTTTTGGCCTGCCCAATCATTGGCTGAGTGACAAAAATGAAGCAGTAAAGTACACCAAACACTGAGCCAAGCAGACAAGCCACAAAACCCAATTGGGTAACAAATTGCCCAAGGGCGTGCCAATCATCAGGAGTTCTTCTTGAATTTGTCATAGATGTCCTTTGGTATCAAATCTTTGGTACAAGTTCCACTGGCTTCACATTGTGGCGGTTCACATTCTGCTTTTCCCCAATTCTGAGGGTTTTGGCAAGGATACCGATAACGGTCTTCGCAACCTGTCAAACACAGGATTGTCAGAAATATTGCTAGGCTGTTTGTCACGGTTCTTCCTTTCAATTTCCCGTCTCAACTTTTCAACTTTTTCAATCTGCTCTTTGACTTGGTACTTTGCTTCCAGCACATCAAGATAAAGCATTGCGCCCAAGGGCAAAAGCAGACCAACCAAGACACAAGCCGCAATCCATCCCATTATTTCCTCTCCAGATGACTTAACAGGAGAAACCACAGCCACAGGTAAAGGAGGAATATTGCTGTTCCAATCAGGTACGCTGACTTTGCTCGGAGGTCTCTTTGCCTTTCCCTGCGTAGCCATGCCTTATACCTTTCTTCGGCTTCCTGCGCTAACCTTGCTTGCTCTTGTTCTTCTTGAATCACCTCACGCATTTCAAACACTGAACTGTACAACGCACCCATCTCAGGAGGGCTTTGGTACACCATTGTTTCCCTAATCTGAACTTCTAGCGCAGCCATCTCTTGCTGTGCCATCACCCGCTTTAACGCGGCTTCCATGTGGTTCTGGTCAGGGTCGTATACCGTCTTGCTCTTTTCTTCTTCTTCCCTAATGTGTGCCGCTAACTGTTCTTGGAGTCTGAAGAATTCGGTAAGGTTTTTGACAATCTCAACCTTGACCGAAGTCTCGTCCACACTGACATACTCAGACTTTTTAGGTTTAGCAGCAACGGCTTTAGGTTTTGCACCAAAGAATTTGCGTAGCTGATTCCAGAAACCATTAAGTTCTTTGCCAATTGCCACCACTTCATCAGCAGTTCGCTTGACTTGGACAAAAGATTCTTTAGCTTGCTTGTATAGGTCACAACCTTGCTGGATGTTTTTGACCAAGCCTGCTGCAAGTAAACAAATGCTGATTGGATCAATTTCTTACCCCTTGTGCAACCAATTGGTGGCGTAACCGATCACGCTTGATATTGCAGACACAACCGCCATGCCCATCCAGAAACCGCCTTTAGATTGGTTAGCCAACTCTAATAGCTTGTCCATGCTGGTTTCTAGCTTGTCTATCTTTGCTTCCAAAGACTCAACCTTTTGCCAGAGAACGCCGTATTTAACTGGGTCAATATCCATGATCAGGTTTTCATTATGTAAGCCAAAGAATAGTACAAAGGCAAGTTTGTACCCGCGCCACTGGTCACTGCGGAAGTAAATCCACCAGTACTACCAACTGAATACGATGTGCCTGATCCAACCAAGAAACGATCACGCAAATCAGGTGTACCGTTACTGCCGTTACAAAGCACATATCCAGACGGGATTGAACCGATTGAGCCTGACCACGCAATAATTCCGCCAGACGGAACAGCGGTTGCCTGAGCAATGCTAGATGGTATGCCGTAAAGGTTATCGTAAGTTTGAAGCACAGAATTAGATGAATCCGACAAAACAAACTTGTAAGAATAGCCTGAGTTCAGCCAGATTTCATTTGGCGGTCGGCCATCAGTGCCAAGCTGAATCGGATTAGGGTTTAATGCCGAGCCAGCAGAATCAGCATAAGTCGCCAACGGTGTGGTTGAGCCTGCTTGGTAGGTATAGATATACCCGCCGTTCAACGGCAAACCAGTGGTTGTGAAAAACTGAAAGCCGTTGCCAATGGATGAAAGTAGATATGCCATGTGTTATTCCTTTGTTAATCCACCGGTTGGGTCTGTTGCTTTTTTGGCAAAACCCTCTTTATTTAAATTGCTGAACCATTGACGGCCTAATTGCGTTATTGGATAAGATGCGCCGCCGGTCATTGATGTTAGTTTTGCTTCAGCCGCACTTGTCAATCCTTGTTTTGCTAAATTAGCCAACTCAGAACTGTAAGTATTTGAATAGTTGAATACACCAGTTTTAGGCATACCAATTTTGCTTGTCAATGCACCGATTTCTGAAACATCTTGCATTGCTTCTGGTGATAAAGATTCACGCAAATTTGATTTGTTATTTCTAAGAAATTTAACAAATTGCTCAGGCGTGATATTTCGTTCACTTGCATTTACAGAAGCATTTTTAGCTCTTTCAAGTTCACCAAATGCTATTGCTTGATGTGCAATATCGTCTGGTGGAATTTCCGCTTTAATGCGTCTAATTTTTTCAGGTGTAGCATCGGAAATAAATTTTTTGTGAAAGTTTGCAGCATTTAAACTTTCTCCTTGTGATGCTGCATCTTCTAACGTTCCATATTCTTTTACTGCGGCTTTATAGGCAGGATTGCCATTTAAAACACTATATCTTTCCGCAACCAAACCTCTAGCTTTATCAGCTAATGCTTTAAGTTGTGCGGCTTGAGGATTAAATGCAGATTCGTTTTCATTGAAAACAGGTAATTTTTCTAATTCTTGTCTAACAATAAATGCCGCTTGTTTTGTTCTTCCGCTACCTGATGTCCTCATTTCATCTGCTAAATTGCTTCGCAAATGTTCATACATTTCAAATGTTGGATTTTGATAAAAATCATTTAAATCAGATTGCGTTTCTTTTGATAAATGATTTGTTTTTAAATTTTTACCTAAACTTGTTTGTATGTTTTTATCAAGTGCGTCAATGTCAATTGGGAATTGACCACCAGCGGCATCTGTTAAATCTTTGTATGCGTTTGAAATTGCATCAGTACGAATTTTATCTTTTGCAGCTAATGCATTAATTTGATGTTGACCAAGTTCAGACGCATCAGCAGTTGATGGAATATCTGGGGCATGACGTTGTTTAGCAGATTCAAATGCACTTGATATTTGTTGCGGTTGTGCATCAAAATGTGATCCAAGTGTGGGCGTTTCTCCTCTTTTATTCCATTCTTGTGAATAAAGCTGTGTGTCGCCTGTACGTTGACCAGTTGTTAAATTAATGCCATGTTTTTCTTCTAAAGCGCGCGTTTCTAAAGCCGGAACATTGACAGATTCAATTGGCTTAGATTTGATATGTGCTTGTAATTCAGGTGAAGCATTTGCAAGTGCGGCATCAATATTACCTTGCAAAATTGCGGCTGGTGATGTTGAAGCAGCGCCGCCACCAATCATTTGCGATGGCTGTTGATTGACATCCATCATAGGTTCAATAGGCGCAGGCGGCGGTGGTGTTTCACCGGTTTTAAGCTCATGCGTCCATTGTGCTGCACCTTTAACTGGAGGTGATTCGCGCATCCAATCCCATCCTGCTTTTGCGCCAGTTTTCAAACCACCAAAAACAGGGGGAATAGCATGAGGTGCAATTCCAAGCATGACAGTATTTACAACTTGATCTGCATCTTGCGGAGATAATCCTAATGAAGCTAATTTATCTTTTACAGGTTGAATACCATATTGATCCACCGCTTTCATAATTTGCGGAACAAATGATTGCTCATATGCTTTAGAACCTTGACCTATTGTATTTTTATCAGCAAATGTTTGAGCAAGTTTGCCAGGTTCTAAATATGTAAAAGGTTCAGATACTTGTTTTGCTAATTCTTTGGCACGTTCTTCTGGCTCCATTCCTAAAGTTCTAGAAGCCCAATATGCTAAATTTTCAACACCCGCAGCCGGTAAACTTAAAGGAATATCTAATGCAGCCAAGCTGCCAGCTTGCATATTTTTTTTGTAATTAAATATCTTTTGCATTATTGGAAATTGTGATAGTTGTTCATCACTACCGCCAAGCATTGCTGATTTTAAAACTCGTTCAATATCATCTTGAGTTAAGTCATTTTCTGGAGTAGCTGTTATTGTTTGTTCAGGCAACAATATAGGATTGGTTTGCGTACCTGGCACAAATGAAGACAGTGGATTTCTTTTAGGCGCAACATCAGCATCAGTCAAAGGCGCAGGCTTTACGTCATGAGCGCCCCTAATTGCAGATTGCAAATCATCTAATGTCATTTCTTCCATTATTGACCTTTAACAAGTTTGTTCATTTGCGCCCATTGTTTCAGCAAAAATTGAACTTTAGCTGATTGCATTGGGTCTTTTGATTTTGCTGCGGCAGGATCAACCGCATTTATTACTTCTTTAATTCCATCTTTGTCACCATTTACAACAGCATCATGCAAACGAATGGCATTGATATTTGCGGTTTTTGACCATTGTGATTGAAAATCAAGCGGTGCAAGTTGATCATTAGTTGCGGCTTGTCTATTTTCAATGCCTTGGTGAAACATAGAGTTTGCAAGCGCCATTGCACGATTTACTCGAGCAGCCGATTTAATAGCTTCTGGTGTCCATTGTGTTGTTCCTGTCAATTGACCAGCAAGTGCATTTGCTTGATCAGTTCCACTTAATCCTGCACTTTTTGCCAATGACGTTTGTTGCTGAGTCATGTAATGGCCAAGTTGATCAAGATAAGTTGCTTGATTACCTGTCCAAGGAACAACCGCAATTTTTCCTGCCAAATTAGACAATGTTTCAGCACCAACACCAGTTATTGTTTTGTTTGCCAAATCAATAATTTGATTGTTTGTGAATTGCATATTTGGATATTGCGATGCAGCTTCCCTTGCTGATGTTCTTAAATTACCGGCGGCAGTGTAATCTGCGGCTGATGTGCCCGGTCTTGCCCTAACTGGTGCATTTGATGGCGCGGGCGCAGGCATAGATTTGACCGGCACGGTAGTTGCTGGCGCAGCAGTTGCTGGCGCGGTAGTTGCTGGCGCAGCAGGCGCATTGGTTGTAGGCACACCGGCAGGAATAGTAACTTCACCCAAAGTTCTACCATTTGCATCTTTAACAATTGCAGTTGGGTTTCCTGACAAATCTGTTCTGCCAGTTGGCTCGTAACGTTGACCAGGCGGCAATTGTGCGGTGTATGCTGTGCCTGCAAGTGGTTTTCCAATAGGTGCAGCGCCAAATTCGTTTGTTGCGGCTGTATAACCACCAGCACCTGTATTAACACCAATTCCAGACGGTTGCATTACTGTTGCTTTTGAATGAGCATCTAGTTCTGAAACCAATAGTGTTTTTAAATATGATCTTAAATTACCTGGATTATTTGAGGCAATCGAAATTGTTGGCGCATTAACTTCACCAACTTTATCCATTGGAATTCCCGCATTTTGACCTTGTATCATTCCAAATTTGTTTAATTTGGCAATTAATTTGGGTATATTTGCATTTTGCGGGTTTTTTTCAGCCTCAATAACATCAGGATCATTGATCATTGCAACAGTGCCAGAATGAATTAAATTTGCTTGTTTATTAAACAAATCCATTTGTGCGCCTTGGGTTTGTAAACCTGCTTGTGTGGCTTTTTCAGTGGCTTCAGTTATTCTAGGTTGCAACATACCCTCAGAAGCAAGCGTTTCGGCAGTTTTGCCGCGTACTTCTAAAGGCGTAAGTTGTTGTAATCGAGATAAATTTGTACGCGCAGCTTCCAATTGAACAGGATTAAACTGTTGCGCTTGCTGATATTGTTGAACTCCACCAGCAAGATTGACCATATCGGCCAATGTCATAGGTTGCGGCGGTCTTGATTGTGCTGCTACTGGTGCGTAATCTGCCATGATTTATCCTTAAATTGTTCCGCTAAATCCACCGCCAGATATTGGACTAGATGATGGGCCTTGATATATAAATGATTGACTAGCTGGGCCTAAAGGAACTGCATTAATTGGATTGCGTTGTCCAAGTAACTGAGACAACATATAAGTGTTGCCTGCGCTTTGAACGCCTCCGCCCAATGCATTACCCATTGCAACCTGTCCCGCACCTAACGCCGCGCCTTGACCAGCAATTGCACTACCTACGCCTTGCGCTGTTTGCCCTGCCAATTGACCAGTTTGACCTAATGAAGTCTGACCTAAGCCAGCAATAGAAGCTAATGAGTTGTAAATATTGCCGCGTTGTGTTTGGTAGCGATTAAAAGCGTTTCCATACTCTTGGCTTGCTTGGCCTTGTGTGTAATCTTGTAAGCCGCGTAAAGCATTACCGCCAATCAATCCACCGCCTAGATTAGCCATGTTTCGGTTAGCCATTTGACCTTGTTGCAACCGAAACGCATAACCAGGGTCAATGCCTTGAGCAAAATCTTCCGCACCAAACTGATGAGTTAGGTAAGGTTTCATTCCAGCAATGTCTTTTAAAGCCGCATAACCTTGTTCTCTATATGGGGCTTGTTGCTGATTCTGAATGTCAAACATCTGCTTTTGCATTGCGGCAGATTGCGCCGCAGCATTAGCTTGAGTTTGTGCGCCTCTTTCTGCGCTATTACCACCCAATAAACCGCCAAGTATTGAACCGCCAGCCGAAACTAGCGCCCCACCAACAGGGCCTTCCAATAAGCCAAGTGCAGCATCTATGAAAGACATATTAAATTCCTTTTATCAAAACTTTATCCATTTGTTCATGGGTTGTAATACGGCACTTTGTACGGTTTACCAGCAACCGTGATGTTGATGAACCCAACAGGATTTGCAGGCAATGTCGCCGACCCCGCTGTGGCTGTTGTTGCGCTTGACCAATTCAGCAAATTCAAAAACCATTGCTGCCAAGCTCTGGTTGGGCGATTTGTCGTCTTGTCCAAAAACTCGGCTTGTGGATATGGCTGGGTCTGCGGGTTGTAAAGCATCAGTTATCTCCAGCAGATGCTTTAAGATTTGCCGACACAATTACCGCCTTGACCGGATCGGTAATGACAACTTCATAAACTCGATCTCTGGCCATGCCCAAACGCCTCCAAATTGCACGGTTTTTATACTTGCCAATTTGTCCGATTGTGACCCAGTATTCACGCGACCATGTTGAACCGCCATCATTTGACCAGCGTAACATTGCCTGTGGATAAGTTGTCGTGTCGCCGGTGTTTATTTTAGACCCATTTCCGATAATAAATATGTCCGTTGGCCCAATTGTTAGCGTTGCTGTGCCGCCAATGTAATAAGGGTCTGAAATATAGGTGGTCGGCATGACCACAGACAAGCCGGTTGTGCCTACGCCAGGCTGGAATTGAAGTTGCAATTCGTCAAAATACTGACGCTGCAAGTCAGCTACCAAGTGCGGCGCACGGCGTAAACGCCTAATTGTCTGACCGTCATCAGTGAAATTGGTTCGGTCAAGCTCATAAATTTTGCCGTTGGCGTAATCTCCGCACAAAACCAACCCTTGGAACACCGCCGAACAGTTGCCCCGATGACGGCCATAGACGTTGCCGTTTGAGACATACAGCCATTTGTGCCACATTGTGGTAGTTGCGTCATATACCCATGTCAAATTCAGCGTAGGAAACGACACCACATAGCATTCATGACCCTCAAGCTGGTATGTCCATGCCACCGCATCATCAATGTATTGATTTGCCAAGGTGTTCTCGACCGCATGGGTAGAAATCCGTTTAGGCAGATAACCCTCCATTTGCATGATCATGCCTTGGCCACGGTTGTTTCTGGACACATAGGCAAAGGAATTGCCCAATCTGGCCATAGAAAACTGTGCGGCAATACCGTGCTGGGTGGATGTGCCTGGTATGCGCTGGTATGGGAATGGAAACGCGCCCACATCAATCCAAACCTCAGATGACGCTTCGCCCAGCAAATACACCTCACGGTGATCCACAATCAACGACACTAAATTGTCCGGTGATCCATCTTTGGACGCAAACGACAAAGGCTGTGAAATAGGGCTTAACGCATCAGACGAACCCCATTGCTGAGTATTTGGCCGGTTGTAAACAAAATAGTTGTCTACGGTATCCACGGTATTACCGCCGCTAAACGCACCGTCTGAATTGGGTATTTGCGTGAAATTCAACGCATACATGGTTTCAGAACTGATGTTTTGTGAATTGCTGACCGTGTATGTGCCTATGCCGCCAGAGCCTGTACCCAAAGCGGTAATCATTGTGTTGGCTGAAATGCCTGTGCCTTGGATGGTTTGGCCAAGATACAAAATGCCAGAACTGACTGCCGTCACATTCAGCGTGGTTGGGGCGTATTTGTATGACAAGCCGGTCGGTGTGCCAACAGTAGTTGTAATTGCCGTGCCGCCAGAAGTAGCCGACAAAGTGAAAGTGGTCGAACCGTTGGTGGCAATAATGTAATAAGTTGTTGGGTTGGTGTAGCCAGTAATTGAGCCAGTGCCGCCAAACGTGCCGCTGATGGTCAAGGCTTGCCCAATGACCAGCGTAATTGGCGCAGCAGTGCATGAAAATTGACCAGCTATGCCTGTGATAGTTACGCCAGATAAAGAGCCGCCAATGGTCGCTGTGACGATTGCGCCAGCCGCCGCTCCAGACATGGATTCACTTACAACGGTCTGTGATGTGCTGATTGTGTAATTACCGATGCCGCCCGATCCAGTGCCAAAAGCGGTGATAACCGTTTCACCAGCCACACCCAAACCAAAGAGTTGCTGGCCAACCGCCAAAGTGCCATTGGTCACCGTTGTGACAGATAAAGTCGTGCCAGACATTGAGCCGGTGAAATTGACCGATGACGGTGACGAAATGCGCCATGTGTATCTATATGCGCCGTCCACAATGTAAACGTTCACGCCGTTGTCAGTGATGCCAACTCGCCCGGTGGAAGTATTCAAATAACCCACAATGGTCGGCGTAAAGTCGGCGGTCATAACGTAAACATATGGTCCACAGACAGCAACCATTTGTGCGCCGCCAGAAACGGTACGCAATCCACGCACTTCGGCTGAATTCAAAACCACCTTGGCGGTCAAGCCAGGCGTAGGGTACAACGCCACCACGCCGCGAGTGCCAGGTTCTTTTAGCGGATCAATCTCAGGAAAGAAGTTAATGCATTCCTGCGCGTCCTGATAAATGCTTGGCGCTTCGTAACTTGGGCCAATAAAACCAAAATCAGGCATTTGTCATCCTTATCTAGCAAAACCGCCCGAAAGTATCCAACCGGCATCTTTGGCCTTGCCGACCAACAATGAATCAGGATACCTCGATGTCTGAACTGGTCGCATATTGGTGCGTTTAATCGTTGCCTTAGCTTGCGCCGCAAAGCCTGAAATCATCGCTATTTGCACTTGGCTGTTCTTGCCGTACATAGGCATCAAACGTTCAGCTAAACACCATCTGAGTGCCATTGAATAGGCTTGTGGCAGAACAATCGTGTCATTTATTGAATCGTATCTGCGGAATACCGTGTCCGCAAACAAGTGCATTTCGCCTTGGCTTGGGTTTGGCCAAACAAAGATATTTCCCAGCACTTCGGTGGGCTGGTAATACAGAGCTTTTGGCCAAGGACCAGACAGCGTTTTCAGTCCAATCATTTCGTAATCTTCAACCGCCAAAATTGCTACAGGGTAATCTAAACCACCATTAACAATAGGAGTGCCGTTTGAATTAGTATTGATACGAACAAAAGCAGAACTAATAACGAGTGGTCGCTGGTAATAGGCGTTGATCGTTGTTGACGCAACGGTTTGAGAAATGTTGACCGTGTATGTTCCTGCTTCATTGACGTTACCTCCTGCGCCTGACGCAAAACCTGTGATGGTCGTGCCTGCGGTCACACCTGTGCCGGTCAAATATTGACCCAAAGCAATGGCGCCGGAATTAATAGAAGTGACAGTCAAGACGTTGCCGGCAATGCTACCAACAAAGTTTGCACCAATTTGACCGCCTGGCCCAATGGTGTATTGCGTCTGACCAGGTGTGATCGGGAACACAATCTCAGTCTTGTAAAACACCATCATGTCTTCGTTTGACCACTGATCAAGCATATCGTTCAGCAAATCAAACGCATCTTGCGCCGCTTCAGGCGTAGGTGTTTCTCCGGCTTCCAATGCACCGATGTCCTTTAACGCTCTGCTGATAATGTCAATCGGTTGAGCCATTTTTATTCCTTAAATGTTCGGCGTAAATATTTGCGGCAACCAAGGCGCAATCACAGGTTTCACGCCAAGAATTTGCATTTGCTTTTGTAGATTTTCTTTGATTGAGCCTTTGGTTTCTGCATCAATCCAATCAGCCACCATTTGTTCAGTTACTTGGTCAAAAGCCACATTTGGTTTTGGGTCAAAAAACTGCCATGTTCCCTCTGTTTCAATGGAAACATCATTTTCAATAGCTGTGCAGTGGTATCTGACCTGAATGATCAGACCATCCACCGCAAACATATCAGTAATTTTCCATGTGTACGTCATATTTATGCCGCCGCAATGGTTGTGACAGTACCAGACGAACCACGGTATTTTAATGCGCCTGCTTGCACATAAAGAATACCGCCGCCAGTTGGGTTGCTGGTTGGCGCAGTGGTGGCATTTGCTAAAAACAAAACTACAGCACCCCCGCCCATTGATGAACCACCAATTCCTACATTACCGCTGGAATCTCCAAAAACGCCAGCATTGCAAGTTAATCCTATTGTGCCGTCAACGGTAGTTGTCATGATTAACCCTCGTAAAGAATGTTGACTGTGCCGTTGTCAAAGGTATCAGTGCCGTTGACAGTGGTAATGCGAATTCGATCAAGTGCGCCACTTAATGTTGGTGTTGTTCCGCCGCCAACTTGACATACTTGTGTACCATTTACAGCAGCAAGAGTTGAACTCATAACATATCTGTTAGTTTGCATAAGTGAAATAATAATTTGTCCTGTGTTAGCCGTAGCTGCGGACATGGACTGTAATAAGCACAA